ACCTGAAGGTGAACTTGACCCAAAAATTCCTGATTGCAAACATTCAGAAGTCATCAGCCTGTACCACCAGCACTTGCCAACACTGCGTAAGGTCGAGGTCTGGAATGCTGCCAGACAGGGCTATCTTAGGCAACGATGGCGAGAAGTTGCGGAGGAGCTGTCAAAGTCACAAGCGATTGACAGCAGCAATGTTCTCGGTTGGTGGGGTGAATTTTTCCAGCATGTTGGAAAGTCCAAGTTCTTGACTGGCAAAGTCAACAGCAAAGACGGCAGGGCATTCACTGCTGACCTTGAGTGGATTCTAAAGCCAAGCAATTTTGCAAAAATCGTGGAGGGTAAATATCATGGCACTAACTAACTTTAAGACCCAGCCTGTCGTTCAAGATGATCGAGAACTGATGTGCAGCGTGCAAGGTTGTTCTTACCGATGGGCTGTGAAAATGGACGGCAGTCGCCCTTTTTGCTCAAAACACGCAAAAGAAGACAAAAACCCTTTGCCCAGTCCTGCAGCATCTGTTGCAAAGCACTGGACTGATGAGGAGCAGTTTTGATGAATCGTGAACTCGCAAACAAACTTTTGGACAAGCTCCGTGAAGGTCACAAATTCACTTTCGAACAAATCAGCGCAGCCCTGTACTCCACTGGCGATTTACATGACCCAATGCGAGGCAATGGAATGGAAGAGGCGGCACAAGGACAAGGTGCAGAAGCTGGGGAAGATGCAAGCCCAAAGTTGGTGGCTGCAAGTGAAGGCCGACATTCTCAGGATTCGTGGACAGGATGGTCTCGATACCTTGATTGCAGAAATGAACAGGCAACAACATGATGCAAATTCACTTTGAAGTTGAGGGCGACCCCAGAGGCAAAGGTAGACCAAGGTTTGGACGCTTTGGAAAATTTACTAGGGTTTACACCGATAAGCAAACCCAAGATTACGAAACCTTAATTAAGTCTTTTGCAGCCGAGGCTATGGGCAGCACAGACCCACTAGAAACGGCTGTGAGCGTCTTTTTATACGTCAGACATCCAATCCCACAATCGTACTCAAAAAAACGCACCGAGGCCTGTTTAAGCGGTTTAGAGCAGCCTTGTAAGAAGCCTGACATCGACAACATCGCAAAAACTTACTTAGATGCAATGAATGGAGTGATTTTTAAAGACGACACGCAAGTGATTGATCTGCACGTCAAAAAAGTCTATTCAGCGGTGGCTGGTGTAAATGTGATGGTGATGGAGATTAAATGAAGCCAGAAGAAGCAGCCCAAACAATCAGGGACAAAGCGCCAGCGTACGGTGAAGCCAAAGCACAGCGGGTCTATCTTGAAGAATTCCGCAAGTCCAAAAAAGCCCTGCTGATGAAAGATGCGCTGAAATTAGGGGTCGAGGCAGCAAATGCTCAAGAGCGCGAAGCCTACGCAGACCCTGCTTATCACCAGTTGCTCAAAGGTTTGGCGCTGGCAATCGAGCAAGAGGAAACGCTAAAGTGGGAGCTGGAAGCTGCAAGACTAGACATTGAAATCTGGCGCACAAGGGAAGCGACCAACCGGATGCAAGACAGGGCACACCAATGATTCCAAAGCACCCCTATGTCAGAAGCAAAAAGCTGTTAAAGCTAGTGGCAAGCCTTAACTGTCAATGTTGTGGGTCTGGTGAGATGGTCCAAGCTGCCCATAGTAACTGGGGCGGCGGCAAAGGCAGGGGCATCAAGGCTGATGACAACCTTGTCGCTGCACTGTGCCTTAGATGCCATTATGAGATTGATGCAGGGGCTAAGTTGTCAAAAGAGGAAAGACAGCTAACTTGGAAGGCTGCGCACCATAAAACTGTTCGAGCGCTGACCAACAGTGGGCGATGGCCTGTTGACATACCTATACCTTTAATAGCAGAATAGGGGCGCTGACAAGCAGTTGCCAGCCTTGGGGCTTTGGCCCCCTTTTTTTAAGGACATCATGAATCCAGCAGATAAAGTTGAAAAGTGGAAGATAAATAAACTTATCCCCTATGCACGGAACGCACGCACTCACAGCGATGAGCAGGTTGGCCAGCTTGCGGCTAGCATCAAAGAGTGGGGCTGGACTACACCTATTTTGGTAGATGAGCAAGGCGGCATCATTGCTGGGCATGGCCGTACATTAGCAGCCCAAAAGTTAGGCATGACCGAAGTTCCAGTAATGGTAGCTAAGGGATGGTCCGATGCCAAGAAGCGTGCTTACATTATTTCCGACAATAAATTAGCACTAAATGCTGGTTGGGATAATGAAATGCTAGCTCTTGAGCTAAGTGAAATCAAAGACCTAGGCTTTGACCTGGACTTAACTGGTTACAGTGCTGGAGAAATTGCTGGATTAACTTTTAAAGAAAAAGATTTGTATCCTGACTCAAGCACGCAAGAAATAGACCCAGATGACTACAACATGGGACATCAATGCCCTAAATGTGGATTTGAGTTTGATGATGATAAATAAACCAGATTGCGCTTGGAACCTTGCAGACTTAGCTTCTGTTCCTAAAAACGGGTTGAAGGTAATGAGCACCTTTGCTTGTGGAGGAGGCTCGAGCATGGGCTACAAACGCGCAGGTTGTGAGGTGATTGCAGCTAATGACATTGACCCTGAAATGGCATGGCACTACAAGTTAAACATCAACCCCAAGCACTATTTCCTTTGTCCTATTGGTGAATTGATGGAAAAGGAATTACCAGAAGAACTTTACAATTTAGACATTCTTGATGGCTCTCCACCTTGTTCTACCTTCAGCATGGCAGGCAGCAGAGAAAAAGCATGGGGTAAAGACAAGCATTTTAGAGAAGGCCAAGCAAAGCAAGTTCTATCTGACTTGTTTTTTGACTATCTTGACTTGGTAGGCAAGCTCAAGCCAAAGGTAGCCATTGCTGAAAATGTCAAGGGAATGCTGATTGGCAATGCCAAAGGCTATACAAAAATGGTGATGGCGCGGTTCAAAGAGTTGGGCTATCGTCCGCAATTGTTCCTGTTGAATAGTGCTGATTGTGGTGTTCCACAAAGGCGTGAACGCGTTTTTTTTGTGGCTATTCGTGATGACATTGATGCCCAGCCTTTGAAGCTGGCTCCTAAACATCAGTGGATAAATTGCGGAAATGCCACAAAAGATTTAAAAATAACTCTGGATGAATTGGAAGAAGTTAAATTTACTGCTAATACAGATTTAATTTGGTGGCCTAAAACCCGACCTGGTGAGGATTATGGAGATGCTGTTAAGCGTACTGGACAACCGGTTAAATTATGGAATTCCAAAAAACTTGATTCAAATGCGCCTTCTTTAACATTGACCGCAACTCATACAATGTTTAAACATTGGGAAGAGCCAAGACATCTAACATTTCGAGAATATGTGAGATTGGGAGCATTCCCAGATGATTACAAGGCCAAATCAGACAAGATTGGCAAGTACATGATAGGCATGAGTGTTCCTCCTAAAATGACTGAACAGGTTGCTCGCGCAGTGATTGACCAATGGCTTTTGCCAAAGGGGAAATAATGTCTAAGATTGAAAAACCCGTTCTAAAAAAACAGGATGCTAGAAAATTAAATGGAGGCGCTCGTGAAGGCGCTGGCAGACCAGCCTTTGAACCAACACCAGCAGAGCGCAAACAAGTAGAAGCACTCAGTGGCTACGGCTTGCCCATTGACCAGATAGGCGCACTGGTGCGGGATGGAATAAGCGTTGATACACTACGAGCGCACTTTAGCGCAGAGCTGCAGTCAGGCAAGGCCAAGGCTAACGCCCAAGTGGGCAAGACCCTGTTTAGCAAGGTGATGGCTGGCGATACGACTGCAGCAATCTGGTGGAGCAAGACCCAGATGCGCTGGGCAGAAACCCAAAAGCATGAGCTGACTGGAGCAGATGGCGCACCCCTAGAGTTTGCCAAGATTGAGCGCGTGATCGTCAAGAATGGGTAAAATCCTGCAAATTCAGACACCAGAATGGGCGCTGCCCCTGCTGGAAGCCAGCCGCTACAAGGGCGCTTGGGGTGGGCGAGGCTCTGGCAAAAGCCACATGTTTGCCGAGCTAATGATTGAAGGCCACATTATGGACCAGCGGCGGCGCAGCGTTTGCGTCCGTGAGATACAGAAGTCCTTAAATCAGTCCGTCAAGCGGCTGCTGGAGACCAAGATCGAGGACATGAACGCCGGTGCTTACTTTGAAGTACAGGATGCCGTCATCAAGTCCAAAAAGGGCGATGGGGCCATTATCTTTCAGGGTATGCAGAACCACACAGCCGACTCTATTAAGTCGCTAGAAGGATACGATTGCGCTTGGGTAGAGGAAGCTCAAAGTCTAAGTCAGACCAGCCTTGACCTGCTGAGGCCAACCATCCGCAAGCCTGGCTCTGAACTGTGGTTCACATGGAACCCAAGGCATAACAGCGACCCCGTAGATTTTCTGTTGCGTGGGCCAGAGCCGCCAACCGATGCGGCAGTAATCAAGGTTAACTTTGGCGACAACCCTTGGTTTCCACAAGTCCTGAAGGACGAAATGGAGTACGACAAGCGGCGTGACCCCGACAAGTATCAGCATGTTTGGATGGGTCAATACCTGCGGAACAGCACAAGTAGGGTGTTCAGGAACTGGAAGATTGACGATTTTGAAGCCCCAGCAGAAGTTATCCACAGGCTAGGTGCTGACTGGGGTTTTTCGGTTGACCCGACTGTATTGGTGCGCTGCCACATAATCGGGCGCACCCTATACATTGACTATGAAGCGTACATGGTGGGCTGTGAGATCGTCAATACGCCTGAGCTGTTCATGCAAGTGCCAGAGGCTGAGAAGTGGCCTATCGTTGCTGACTCAGCCCGACCCGAGACCATCAGCCACATGAAGCGCAACGGCTTTCCTAAGATCATGACAGCGGTCAAAGGGCCAAAGTCGGTAGAAGAAGGCATCGAATTCCTGAAGAACTACGACATCGTGGTTCACCCTCGCTGCATTCACACGATAGATGAACTGAGCCTGTATAGCTACAAATCAGACCCGCTAACTGGGCGAATCCTGCCCCAGCTTGAGGACAAAAAGAACCATGTAATTGATGCGTTGCGGTATGCCTGCGAGGGCATCAGACGAGCGACAATCACAAAACCGGCTATATTTACGCCATTGCCCAATGTCAAACGCTGGTAGATAATCGCCCCAAAAGGACAAACATGGCACGAATACCCAACGACCAACGCCTTGCCAATCTGCATGCTGAAGCCCTGCGGCAGTTCAACGACATTCAGACTGCGCTGCGGGATGAGCGCCTGCAATGCCTGCAAGACCGGCGTTTCTATTCCCTTTGTGGTGCTCAGTGGGAAGGTCCACTCTATGACCAATACGAAAACAAGCCGAGGTTTGAAGTCAACAAGATCATGTTGGCGGTCATTCGCATCGTCAACGAATACCGCAATAACCGCATCACTGTTGACTATGTAAGCAAGGACGGCACTGAGAACGACAAGCTGGCTGAAGTCTGTGATGGCCTTTATCGGGCTGACGAACAGGCATCGGTGGCTGATGAAGCCTACGACAACGCCTTTGAAGAAGCCGTAGGCGGCGGCATTGGGGCGTGGCGGCTGCGGACAGTTTACGAAGATGAAGAGGACGATGAGGACGATAGGCAGCGGATTCGCTTTGAGCCAATTTACGATGCAGACAGCTCCGTATTCTTTGACTTGAACGCCAAGCGCCAAGATAAGTCAGACGCTAAGTTCTGCTTTGTGGTCACAAGCATGACCCGTGAGAGCTACAAAGAAATCTACAACGATGACCCAACAGACTGGCCTAAGATCATCCACCAGTACGAGTTTGATTGGTCAACCCCTGATATTGTCTTTGTCGCTGAGTACTACAAGATCGAAGAAAAGACAGAAACCATTCGCATTTTCCAAGCGATTGACGGAACTGAGGAACGCTATACCCAGACCGACTTTGCAAACGATGAGACCCTAGAAGAAACCCTGATGGCTATCGGCACAAGGGAAGTTCGGCAGAAGCGGGTCAAGCGTATGCGTGTTCGCAAATACATCATGAGTGGCGGCAAGGTTCTTGAGGACGCAGGCTATATCGCTGGCAAGAACATCCCGATTGTGGTGGTCTACGGAAAACGCTGGTTTGTCGACAACATCGAGCGTTGCATGGGTGCGGTGCGTCTAGCCAAGGATGCCCAGCGCCTGAAGAATATGCAGCTTTCCAAGCTGGGTGAGATTAGCGCACTGTCGAGCATCGAAAAGCCCATCATGACCCCTGAACAGGTCGCAGGGCATCAAGTGATGTGGGCTGAGGACAATTTACGGGATTACCCGTACCTGCTGGTCAACCCGATTACAGGGCCAGATGGCAATACGCAAGTGTCAGGGCCAGTGGCTTACACCAGATCAGCGGCAATTCCACCAGCAATGGCGGCGCTTTTGCAGATCACTGAGCAGGATATGCAAGACATTTTGGGCAACCCGCAAGGCGCAGACAAGATGGTTTCAGGCGTATCAGGCAAAGCGGTGGAGATGATTCAAACCCGTGTTGACATGCAGACCTTCATCTACATGAGCAACTTTGCCAAGGGCATGAAGCGCTGC